GGGTATTTCATCGCTGCGTCGTGAAGCGTCGTACTTCTCGAACCATTCCGCCGCCAGCTTTTCATTTAGCTTCCGGTTGTGCGCTCTGCTTTCGTCGCTCTGAATGCGTCGTATGCACTCTTCAAGCGTTGTCGGCATTAGAACAACCTCCGCCCGCAATTCGTCGGCAATGGCTTTCATTTCCCGTGTGTCTGCGATCGTCGTTATCACAAAGGCGCGTTCCCATCTGCCGCGCCGCGCCTGTATGATCTGATATAGCAATTCCCGAACTTCCAGCGCAACGGACAGGATCGGCGCATGGTTCAAATGCACGTTGCCCGTTTCACCGTTCAGCGCTGCGCACAGATAATCAAGATCAACAACTAAATCGTTGCCGCTTTTATGCTGCGCAACGTATGTTGTTTTCCCGCTCGCCGGACTTCCGCACACAAGAAATACATTCGCTTGCTTTATTACGTTGCCTTCATCATCGAAGGCAATACCATTCAATCGCGCCGCCTGCCCTCGCGCCTTCATATCCTGCGAATGCTCTTCCGCGTGGCACTTTTCGCAAACGGCTTTCAGATTGTCCCAATTCAACGTTATATCCGGATCGTTGACGTTCCACGGCTTGATATAGCGAATATGGTGGACTACGGAAGCCGCCCCACCGCAACGTTCGCAAATATAGTGCTGGCTTTGCAAATAAGCCTCGCGCGTCTTGCGCCACTCCTTGCTGTCATAGAACGGCCTCGCGTAGTCCTTCGCCATACCCTTAACCCCTTTCCGCTTTCAGTTGAAGCGTTTTCAAAAGGCTGTCAATAGTCCGCTGTATCTTGTCAGCGTCTACCCGCTCCGCATGATACCAAAGCGTAAGAATGAACTTTCCCGCCGTATCTGCTAACGGTTCGGTTTTCTGTGCCTCCGCCGGAATGCCCGTGCAAAGCTCGATATAGTCCGGAATAGCCGCAAGCAATCCCGTTATAATATCGTCGTTGTCGGTGTTATCCAGCCGTAACGCTTCGCGGGCTTGCTCTAACGTAATCATTGCACCCGCTCCCGATTAAGTCGCCGAACGTGTCAGCTTGATAAAGGCCTCTTCTACAATGGGCTTGCAATCGGCAACCGCCATAGCGCGGTAATCAATGCGCCCGCTCTTGAAACTGCTTTCGCGGGAAGCCTCGATCGTGATACCCTCCGGCAGATTGTAGCCCATGTAGTTGAAGTTACCGAACAGGATAGTTTCCGCCGGGAGGTAATCATCAACAACGACAGGGAAGCCAAGAATTTTTCCGATCCCCTCTGCCTTCGGATCAGCAATGAAGATCGGTCGCCCGTTGCTGTCCACCATGCTGTAAAACAGGTTGTACAGCGCGGCGTTGTTCATTGCCCAGCAAGCGCCGGAAGCGTACCCGCGTTTCAGCGCGGCAACAACCTTCACAACGTCGGCATATTTCAGCCCGTTTGTTTTGTGGAAGGTAAAGGCGTTTGTATCGCCCCAAGTAATGCCGTTCAGAACGCCCGTACCCTGCGAAGAACCCGTACCGTTTACAAGGCCGTCCGCAATGCAGGCCATCACGCAATTAGTAAGCTCTTCCACAAGGTAGCTTTCAAATGCGGCAATGCTCATGCTCTGCACTTTGACGCTGATAGAAAGCACCTTCATAATTTCGTAGCCGTCGAAAGAAACGGTTGCGACGCTGGGCGCTGCGCTGTCAACCGCTGCGCCCTCGGTGTGCCAGCTTGCAGCGGCGGCGGGAGTACCGACGGGGATAGCGATTTTAGAAGGCACATTGAAGGAACGGCAAATGCTCATAATGCCGCCCATCGTGCGGGCTTTGCTGATAACCTCGTTCAGCGTCTGCGTGGGGAGAACCGCCGCAACGTTGCCGGAAGTGCCGTAAGCGTCTGCCCGCTGCTCGGTCATGGCGCGATTGAAGGCCGCTTCCTCAAAGCTGTTCAGCTTGCGCCCCAGCAGGCGTTTCATAAACGCGCTGCGGTATTCGGCGCTGTTGAATACGTCGCCTTCGGTAGCCTCATAGCTTGCGCGGCGCTCGAAGGTCATACCCGCGCCCGCCACGGGGTTAAAACTGTTCTGCTGCCCGCCTGCGGCGCGGCTCTGTACATTCTGCTTCGCCTGCGAAAGTCCTTCAAGCTCAATATTGAGCGCGTCCACGTCGGCGGTTGCGTCGGTGGCAACAATGTTCTTGATCTCTGCCGCTCTGCGCTCGATTTCCTCCAGCGTAGAAGTGCGGTAATGGTTGAAAGCCTCTGCAATAGTCTTGAATTTCATTTTGTATCCCTCCGTTTGATTGAAATAATGGCGTTTGCCGTTTCTGTGATCTGCTTTGCGAAGGCAAGGTTTTCACTTCGCGCCGCTTTTGGGTTGTTGCTGCCCTCGTAGCCGGAAGCAATTTTCTTCTGTTCCCGCTCCAAGATGTCAATTTGCCTGTAAAGCACTTCTGTAAGCGATTTACGCGGCTTGTCCTGTGCGGCCTCCGCCGCCTCGGTCTGCTCCCGCTCCGGCTCGGCGGGCTTTTCGATATGGATTTCAATTTCTGTTGTATTCCCGTCCTGCTTGACAATGGCGGGCTTTACAACAATGCCGTTTTCGTCTGCCATAGCGTTATACCTCTTTCAGCAGAATTGAATTTGCCTTGATAATGGCTTTCGCCCTCTCCGCCGCCGTAGAAGTCCATGCGTTAATAGCGGATCGCGCTTCAACGCTGGTCTGCGGATAAGCAGGGAACGGAACGACGCTGATTTCATACACTTTTTCAATCTTTGTGATCGTGCGTGTATTTGTCGCCGCGTCGTAGCTGTCGCCGCCCTCCGGCACTTTGAAGGCGAAGGACATCCCGGAAAGATCGCCGCGCTGTACTGCCGTATAAACGCTTCGCGCTTCCTCGGTGTCCGGTAATTCTGCAACCATGCTTAACCCTGCCGCGTCAAGCGTCAGTTGCATTGTTTTGGGCGTTCTCGCAAGCGGTACTTTGTTCAAGTCGTGATTGTAGAACAATCTCGCGTCGGACAAGTCCGCATGATCCAGCGCCCCCGCTCGGATAATTTCAATAAACGTGCCTGCCGGATCGTTTATCTTGGTGGGCTGATCGTAAACAATCGGCCTACCCTCTAATTTAAGAACCTTCGCTGCGCCTGCCGCCGCCGCGTCCGCTCTTATTTCGCATACTCTAATTTCCTTCATCTGTTGCGCCGTCCTTTCCGTCGCCTGTAATATGTTCGCTTGCGATAATTATTAGATCAAGCCATTCTTTGTAAAGTGCGTAAAGCTGTATCGGCTTGAAGCCCTTTGTTTCCGGATCAAATACCGCCATAAGCCCCGCCGTTATGTATTCATCTTCCGGCGTTTCCTCTATACCGCTTATGTCCTGCCTTTGAAAGCTGGGAAGATCGGCGATGTCGCTTGCTTTCGCGTAAAGCGGTATATGTGGGTATTCGTCCTTCACGCGATCTTGTGTTCCCAGCAGCATAGCCATGATATATTTATCCTTCATCTGCTGCCCCCTCCTTTCCCGCGTTCGCCTTTGCAAGCTGGTATTCCTCCGCCTTGTCTGCGTCAACGTAGTTTAGCGATTGAATGCGGCGATCTCCGCCGGAAACGCTCGGAAGGTTCAGAATTTCCAATGCTTGATTGACCGTAAGCAATCCCATAGGCATAATTTCACGGATCAAGTTTACTTTCGTCGCGTTGCTGGTGAATTGAAGCCGCCCGCTCTCGAACAGAATAGAATTGCCGAAGGCTCTTTCCCGATCGTTGAACAACTTGCGCGTAAATTCAAGGCTTAATTGCAGCGCCAGCGGCTCAATGACGCTTTCATAGAACGCCGCCCATTGGTTTTCATCGTAGCTGCTGTTTACGATCGCTTCCGAAACGCCTAAATAGTCGTAAATCTTCGTTTTCACGGCCTGCATTTGCTTTTCGTCGATCGCATACGGCTTGTTGTCGATCGGGATATACTCGGCGGCGCTGTCAAGTACGGCAATACCGCCGTTGTTGTTGATGTTCAAATAGTCCTGTATGAAGTTTTCGCGCATTTCCTTCAAGATGTCGGCATTCGCAAGCTGTGTGCGTTTCAGAATGCCGCGAATGCTCGCGCCCGTCTTGATCGCGGAAACAATGCCTTCATTCTGCGCGTGGGCAAGCTGTAACGCGGGGGAAAGCGCGTCGTTCGGATCGCCTAAAATTAGATTACTGTTGAAATTGCGGCGAAGATGAACAATATCCGCATACGGTAAAATGACCTCTTGCCCGCCGGGGAAAATAAAGCGGCAATAGAACGCGCCCGCCGGATCGGTCATAAACTCCGCATGAACCGGATTGAGTGGGAACACAGCGGCGCATTGCCCGCGTTCGTCCCTCTGAATGTACGCAAAAGCGTTGTTGTACAGAAAATAGTGGGTAAACAGCTTGTACAGCATATCGAATGCGGACATATACGGGTTTGGCTCAACCTGTAACAGGCGGTTTAACTTGCAATCTCCCGTTACCTGTTCGTGATCCCGATACTTGATAATGTGCGATCCTTTCAGCTTTGCAGCATTGCGGGCGATCGCGTCAACGGCACTTCTGAAAATGTCGTTGCTGTATGCGTTCCCGCTCCATGCTGAAAAGGCATTCCCGCCGCCGATGATTTCCGCGCGGCTTGTTTCCCGTGCTGGCGGCTTTGCCCTCCCAAAAATACGGCTAAAAATACTCATTCTTCCGTTTCCACCTCTTCCACGTTCCATTTGCCTTCATTGCCGCCGTTTTTGCTCATTTCCTCTTGGAAAACCTCTCGCATACGGGCTTGAATTTTGTCCCTCATGCGCACATCTGCAAGGGTTTTCCACGGGCGGGCTGGAAGTCGTGAAGTCCCAATTTCATATACATAGCCTTTTAGTGCATTCGGAACGCCGTGGCGGTCATAGCCTGTCGGGCGGATCGTGATATACTTTCCGCTATCGCCCTTCTTGATCTTTGACGCTTTAATAGACTTGATAAGATCGCCTGTGTCCCGTATCTCGTATTCCTTCAAAGCGGCCTGCATTTCCTCACGGGCTATCTTCGCGCCCGCGTGTAGCATATGATTAACTGTTCCGCTGACTTTCGCGCCCCTTGCTTGAAGCTGATATTGAATGCTGTCCAGCCCCGTAAACGTGAACTTTGCCATTTTGCGCCCTCCTTTCCTCCTGCTCCTGTTCGCTGCGCCGTTCCTGCTGACAATCGCAACTTTCCGAAGGATCAAGGGCGCAACCGCAATGCGGGCATACTCTGAAATACATTTCCGTTTCTCCTTTCTGTCTGCTTTTCTATGCAGGGGGAAAGAAGAACCTTTCCGCCCGCGTTCCTCTTTCCCCCTGCAACCCCCTTTTACCTTCGCGTGGCGGACAGAGAGAAAAAGAATATTTCTTGTTTTCCTGCTTTGGTTATCGAACCTTACTTATTTACAAGGCCTTCAAGGCTGATCCGCAATCAGCATTTCAGAGGCCGTTTCCGGTTGTTCGGCGGCGGCGCTTCCGCCGCGTCCTCGCTGCGAACGTACTTGAAGCACATATAGCCGTAACGGTTCGTCTTTGCTTCCACAAGTCTGTAACCCTTCGGCGCTCGCGGCGGCTTGCTCTCGGAATACTCCCGCTTCGCTTCCGTCGCCGCTTCCTTCTCCGGCTGGCACAAATTCCGCGTACCCTTGTAATGGTGGCGCGTCCCTCTCTCCGGTGTCCAATGGTCGAAAAGGTAATTTGCAAGGCCTGTATAATCCTGCCCGTGATCTACGCCGTTGTAGTAATTGTGTTCCCGCAAGTGTTCAATGCGAATGATCGTTCCGCCGTCCCATTTCTCCCGTATCTGCTCTTCGGTCAGCCCATTAGATACCATGTGAAAGTGAATGCGGCTCGTTGTCTTGCCTCTGCCGGGGTAAAGCGCTATTTGCGCGTCCGGATTTAACCGCCGTAACCGCCGCCAAAACGGATTTATGATCCCGTCCGCCTCGGCGAAGGTATGTACTTCGTGTTCGTTGTCCAGCGTGATTGTGGTATAGAGGGAAGCGGGGGAAAACGTCGCGTTGAACATTCGCGCATGATTTCGACGTGCTAACCGCTGCTTGAAGTCCTCGTATTCCTCCGCGCTGCTGAACCGTGGGCGCGGCTCTGCCTTCTTTACGTCCTTTGTCCGATCCGGCAAGGTGTACACCTCCTGTTCACATACGCTACCCGCGAAAATCCTTCTTTTTGCTCGCATTTTTTGGCCTCCTGCCTTGACAAAAGGCCGTACAACTGCTATAATTTATTTGTAGTGAATAGCTGTTGTACAGCCCTAACGTTCATCGGTTGCCCGCCGATGGGCGTTATTTTTTTGTCCTCTTTTTTCATAATGCTACTGCCTCCAGCAATTCCGCTATGTATGGATCGCGGCGGCGCTCCGGTGAAAGCGTCCGGACGGCCTCGCGGCATTCCTCGCGCCTGCATACGGTTTCCTCAAGATCAAACGAAGATGGGTGAAGATTGTAAAAATCGCGCGAATTTTTCTCCCCGCCGTCAATCAATTCATCAAGTGAAAACACGTCTGCACTTCTTTTCGGTGCGTTCCGCTTCCGGCACTCGCTCTTGAATGTACCTTCTAACGCGTGTTCGACGTAATGCGGGAAGCTGCTCCCGCCCGCTTTGCTGAACGTGAATAGAGCGCGGGCGAATACTACCAGCCCTTCGGAATACGCTTCGTCAAAGTCATAATTGTAATATTGCCGCCTATACCATACCGCGTCGCGCAAGCGATCAAGGTACATTATGGCGTATTGCTCCCGCTCCGCCTCCGTTAAAAGGCTTTCCGTGTCCTCGACGGGTTCAACGTACCCGCTGCATATTTCTTCCGGCTCAACCGACAGCGCCGCCGCGATCTTCATTGCAACGGTATTGGAAGCGGTTTTCTGTTTACCCTGTTCAAGTAAGCACAAGTACGGCGCAGATATACCGACCGCCCGCGCAAGCGCCGCTTGTGATTGTTTCCGAAGTTTGCGAAGGGTTATAATGTGATCGGCGCGTATTTCTACGCTGATTTCGTAAGACTTCATACCGCGCCGCCCTCCAACGAAAGAACCTTGCAAATGATATGCGCCTTGAATGCCTTGCCCTTGTATGCGTCAAGATATGTCGCATAATTCGCCCGTGCGATCTCCGTAATGATCCCGCGCGGCAACGGAAGGGCGGCAAAGTCTAACGCAAATTCGTAATAATCCAGCTTCCGTCGGTTCTGCTCCCGATCCTCTGCGCCCATTTGGAAGCTCTCTTCTTCCATGCTCCGGTATTCCTTCTCGATCGCGGCTATCTGTATCGGGCTTGATCCCCATACCTCCGTTTCGTAACCCTCATACGGGGAACGACCGCCGCCGCGCTTCTTTTTCCGCTTGCTCATTGTTTACGCTCCTTTCGCTTCCGACGGCCTGCCGTATGAAGTTTCTTTCGGTAAGCAGCCGTATTTCTTCTTGTGCCATGCCTCGAACTTCGCTTGATTGTCCGGATCGTCGAAGAAACTTCCGATCGCTTCAAACAAGCCCCGACAATGCGCCGCCATGACGGGCGCGGGCATTGTGTCAAGCTGTACTGTTATCCCGCTCATGTGTTAGGCCTCCTTTTCAAGAAATGTCGCCGCCGGAACGGTAAGCGCCTTGCAAATCGCTACATAGTCCGAAACGGTAAGGCGCTGCTTCCCGCTTAAAATAAGATTGAGTTTCGGCGGCGCAATGCCGCTTTTTTTGCTCAACGTTGTTTGCTTAATTCCTTTTTCAGAGATATAAAACTTGATATTTCCTGCTACGTTCACTTCGTCCGCCTCCTTTAATTTCGAACTTCGAAGTTACAAGTACATTATACGGTTCGAATTTCGAAATGTCAATAGGATTTTTTCGAATTTTGAAGTTTTCTATTTACTAAATCGAAATT